TCCTGCGCCTCCATCGCGTCCATGTGACGGGCACGCGCGTTGCACTTGCAGTTTGGCGTGGCCTTGATGCCGATGCGGGCAAGGAGCTTTTTGAGTTCGGTGCCGGGGCCGTGGGTGCTTCTTGATGGTGCGACTACTACAGCACAGCGAGACTTAGCCTTGCGCGATCTTGCTATTTTTCCGCAAGTGGGGCATGTCATCGCGTCATTGTTAAAGTCGCACGCAGTCACGGCGATGATATTCGCAGGGTGGCTTGACTGAATGATTGAGCAAATAAATTTGGCGGCGGTTCTGTGCAGGCGTCATTACTATCGTAGTAGTTTCTTATGAAGGCATAATAGGCGAAGGTCCCTGTGTCAAAAGAGTTTGATTGGCACATAACCCACACGGGGTCAGGCTGGGCTCCTGCCGGAGGCGTATCGTCGAAATCGTCATACACAGGTCCAAAAATGGGGTCATGCGCCATGAGATTTACGGGCACGTTCGTTGAAAGCAAAGACCCGTCTTCCATAGTCTTATACGCCATTAGTGTTCCCCATCCATAACCAAGACCTGGATTAGTATGCACTCCGCAGGCGCGATTAAAGGTAATTAACTCCCCGGCGCAGTGAAACTGAGAATTTGATTGCGCGCCGTCGTTGTATTCATACCGGAAGCCGCAAACTCCGGGTGCCGGGCATTGCGACGTCTCAACTAAATCTAATACATAATCGCCCTGCCACCAGATTTCGTTTAAGGGAGGATCAGAAGCGACATAGATGCTCACGTTTAATGTGGCATGCCACTCACATGGGCACGGATTGCAACACACACACGTCATGTCACGGCTCGAATCTGATGAAGCTGGAAGTGAACGTATCGGTGAACAATGTGATGTTCATTCCTGCGGTGCCAGTGACATAAGAAATCGCCTGCGTATTCGCTGTCTGCGAAATCGTAATGGTGCAGTCGCTGGTGTTGAGGCTGCCCTCTATGTTGATTGATGAAACCGCATCGAAGTTGGCTGTCGTGATTGACGTGACGACCGTTTGCGTTGCCGTCGCTCGTGAAAACACTGCCGTCGCAGTGTAAAAACGCACGTCAATCAGATACCACGCCGTGCCGTCCTTTGCGATTGCACAGTCGCCATCGGCGTTGTGCGGCAGAGGGAAAAACAAATTGATGGCGCTCGCCGTATTCGGCGTGCTGGTCGCGTACTTGAACGTGACCGTCTTCGACGCATTGATATTCCACGAGCCGGTGAACGTGCAGATGCGGAAGACCTTCGGATCACGCTGCTCGAAAACCCTGCCGAACCGCAGCGGCGTCTCGTCCCGGTTGCCATTCTCGGCAGCCCGCACCACCCGCGCAATCCGCTCGGCATCGGGCCGCAGGAATACAACGCGATCCCGTTCTGTCGCCACGGCTCAGTCCTCGAGGATCTGAATGAACAGCGGCGAATTCGCTACCGCTGCCTTCGCCGCGTAGTTCCCCGGAGCGAGCCGCAGCCACGACGCCTCGCCGGGCCGCAGCGACACCACCTCAAACAGCGTCGTGCCGCTCAGGCGACCAAACGAGATCGTCGCCGTCTGTGCCGTCGAGGTCGACAGGCTGCGGGCCAGAGCGTAGCCCAGAGCGTTCGCAGACGCGGTCGTGATAGCCTGCGTCGACGTGCCCAGGTTGAGCGTGACCGCGAGCATGCCAGCCGAGTTCATCACGGCGGTCTGACCGTTCACGAAAAACTGCTGGCTAAACTGCCCCTTGGCAGCCTGCACGTTCAGAGAAAAATTCACGTCAGACACGAAACACCTCTATCACGGGGGCGGGTTCCCAAAGAACGCATTGAAGTTTGCCTCGCGGTAGACGCGACGGTTCAGGATGGCGGGAGCGCCGAACGTCTGGGCACCGCTGCCGTTCAGCCCCATCGGCACAGGCGACGGAATCCACTCGCTGTTCTCAAAATCGAACGTCATTACGCGGCGTTTCTGACCCCCGCCGATAAAGTTAAACCCCATGTCGGGCAGTTGCAAATTCCACGAGGTCTGCCGGTACATGAGCGTTGACGTGATTTTCCAATACTTGATGATGCTCGTGCCAACCAGCTCGCGGCGCAATTCGCCCGTGATGCCCTGACACTTCCAGAAGTGCGGGCCCGCTCCCAGAAACGAACCGCTGTTGACGCAGTTGGTCAGAGACGTGGCGATGGCACTGGGAAACGTCGGGCGATTCGCCTCAATCACGACCTTCGTCTGTGCCTCGTCTACAGTCAGTCCCTCGAAATAATCGAATGCCGAATTCGTCAGCGGCTTTTGCGTCGTGCCGTCAAAGTAAGTCAGCGCCGCCACCGCGACACCCTGAGTCTCGAACTTCCACTGATCTGGACGATTCAGCGGGTTGATGTTCTCAAGAATCTCATCGTTGATCTCATACCGATAGACAACCTCGACGTGGTACCGGGAGCCCTCGTAGCCTTCGTTTATCTCAATTGAGGTGCATGGCACTACGGTGTATTCAGGATGCGGACTGCCGATGTCGATGCTGTTAGCAGCAACATATTGCGCGCCGGTGGTTTCTTGGCCGTCCAGCGTGAAGACGAACCGCCTCTGGAGCCCCGGCGATTCGCCGAAGCGAAACTCGCCAGTGCGGGCCAACTCGTAGTGAGCGACAACGGCCATCAGGGTATCCCTCCAAGGATTCGCACGGACTGCCCGACGCCACGCTCCAAGAATTGCAACGCCCCGGAGTTCTCCACGATTTTCTGGAGCAGTTTCGTTTGAGCCCGCTGCTGCGCGAGGTTCGGGTCGAACGCACCGGCAGCGGCTTGGATGAACTGCGATGCACCCTCGGTGGAGCGAATGTCGGCACCGCCAATGGATTGCTGCCCGATGGAGTTCAAGGCGCGGATGCGTTTCGACTGCCGCTCGAACTCTGCGGCAGCGGCCTTGGCTTGTTCTTCCTGGGCTTGCTGCTGGGCTTGTTGGATCTGCTGCTGACGCTGCTGCTCTTGCTGCTGTTGCTGTTGAGCCGCCTTGGCTTGCTCCTCAAAAAACTTCCGTTGTTGCTCGCGTTCCTGTGCCTTGCCGCTGGCGATGTCGTTTTCCTTGGCTGCCGCTTGGTCGAGTTGGGCCAGCCGCTCGATGCCCGCCCGTACCGCCTGCTGCTCGCCAGCCGCACGGGCCGCGTTGACCTCTGCCGTAACGCGGCCGATCTCCGCCTCAATCGCCGCCGCGTTCCGCGACGCCTGGAGCCGCTGCTGGTCGCCGCCGAACCGGGCAAGCTCGATCTGCTGGTCGACAAATTCGTTGACCCGCTTTCGCTCGTCCGCGAGCGCCTTGATGTTGGCGAGTTCCTTGTCGAACAATTCCTGCTGCCGGGCGACTTCCGCTTCATATTGATCGCTGCCGCCGCCCGCAGGATCTCTTGCTCGCTCTTGCGCAGCGGCAATGCCCTGCTCGAACTGCCTCGCTGCTTCAAGCCCCGCGTCGCCAAACTCCGATGCCTTTGCAATGAGGGTCTCGATGCCCTTGCCGACATTCGCAAACGCCGCGTCGAAGCCGTCTGCAAACCCAAGCTGCTGCGCCTTGAGCAATTCCTCCTGCTGGGCCAAGAGGCGATTCAACTGCTCTTCCTGCTCTGCGGCGGCTTGCTCCGCTGCCCTGAACGCCTCGTCGCTCGCCCCGAACACAGAGTCAGCGATGCTGGCCTGCACCCGCTCCTGCTCACGCTTGATTGCCAGAATGTTTTGCTCGACTTCCGACACTTTCTCGGTCTGCCCCAGCAACGTCTCAACACGCTTGCGGTCGGCCTCCTGCTGCTGTGTCGAACCGTCTGCAATCTGCAATTGCACATTGAGGATTTCTTGCAGTTGCCGGATACGCTCCTGCGCCGCCTCGTTGCCGGGGCCGAAAGCCTGCGCCCGCGCAATCTCGCGCTCGATGATGAGCACGTTGTTCGCAGCCTGGGCCCGCTGGTTGTCGCCGCCGAACTCCCGCTGGATGCGAAGTTGCTCAATGAGCGTGTTGGCGACGTTGCGCTCCGTCTCTACCATCCGCTCCCGCTCTTGCTGAGCCGTGCGGATAGCTTGAATGTTTGCCTGATACGCAACAGTCGCGTCCTGCACCGCAGCCGTATACGCCTTGATTCCGCCTGCAGTAGTGCGATCAAACTGCCTTCCGAGGAACTCCAGTTCCTTGTTGAACCTGTCAGTTTCAAACGCGGCTCGGCTTCCGAACTCTCCAATCAGTTGTGTCGATTGCTTGATAGCGTCCCGCACGCCACCCATAGCGCGTTCAAGGTCTCTGGCGATTCCCGTGTTCAGTGGCTTCTCGAGCGTCTTTCGAGCCTCGCCGACCGCCTTGCTGGCAGAATCAGCAGCCACCTTTGCCGTGCCGAATACGAAATCAATGCCGCGATTCAGTTGCTGCAGCAGAAACCCAAGAATCTTGAACGATGCCCCGAGAGCGTCAATTGCAGGCTTGAACACGCGGCCAAGCAACTCTGCCACGCGGTTCACAGTGCCGAAGAAATCTGCCAGTGAGTTCGTTACGTCCGCAACAAAGCCTGTGAACGGCAGGAGGACGATTTCACCTAGACGCGTGGTTGCCCTGCCAATGGCGTCCAATGCACCGCCAAGGTTTTGATTGAGGTCGATTCGCTCAAGGTCGGTCATTGCGCCGCCGAAGCGTTGAATGTCGACCGCGGCTCCCTCCAATTCGTTGAAGAACGGAATGAGTTGCACGCCGCTGCGACCGAACAAGGCAATCGCTGCCGCCGAACGCTGCGCCGGATCTTCGATTTCGCGGAGCTTCTCGCCAATAAGTTCAATCTGCGATTGCTGCGACAAGTCGCCAAAGTCAGAGACCGACACGCCAAGCCGCTGCAGTGCCGCAGTCGCCTTTTTGCTCTCTTCATCGGCACCGGCAAGCGTGTTCTGTAGCCGAGCAAACGAGCCGCCCAACTGCTCAACCGAAACGTCTGCCCGCCGCCCGGCTTCCTCTAGCGTCTGCACGAACTCAAACGACACGCCCAACTGATTCGCCAGGCGGCTCAGTCGTTCGACGCGATCTTCCAGATTGACGAGTCCGCGAGCCACAGCAGCAGCCCCGGCGGTAAACGCCGTGATGCCAGCCAGCCCTAGCGTCAAGGGATTCACCAGTGCCGTAAACGAGCCAACAAGGTTCGTGATGCCCGACCGCAATCCGCCCGCAAAAATCCGCGACAGTCCCTCGCTCGCGCTGGAGATGCCGGAGATGCGGCCCGCGATGTTGCCCAGCGGACCCGGCAGCACGGCAAAGATTCCTGAAAGCTCGTTGAACTTGAGTGCAGACGTGTCGCCCGTCTCGGCAACTTCGGCAGTCCGCGCCGCGAGACCGGCTGCGGCCCGCTCGGCATCGGTGAGGTTGCGTGCGGCACTCTCAACCGCCCGGTTGTAGGTCTCCTGTGAAATCCGCCCGGCATCGACTTGTTCGCGTAGTTCCACCTGCGCCCGCTCAAACCTCTCAAAGTTCGTGAGGTTCGCTTCGGTGATGCGGGCGGCACGCTCAAATGCGGCTGCCTCTTTGTTGATTTCTTCCGTCAGACGCTCGAACGCTGCCGCGTATTGCGTGGCCGCCCCCGGCCCGCCGTCGCGAAGAATGTTCGTCAACTCTTGGGCACGGTCGGCAAACGCTGCCTGTACGCGTGCCGCCGCCTCGCTCGTGCCAGTGAATTTGTCGAACTGCCCGGTGAGCTTGTCGGCCTCGTCTCCTAGCCTCACGAGCGCACGCTGCACCGGATCGAGCTTTAGCCCGGAGGCATCCGCCGTTACCCGCAGTGCTAGTGAGAGGACGTTAGCCACCGAGTGCCGCCTTCAGTTTCAACAGTGCTTCGTGGTCTTGCGATTCATGCTGCGGCGGCGTCAGCGTGGGCACAAAATCCGCCATCTTCGGCACTTGCCCTTCCTTCGCGTAGGGTGCGAGGAGTGACGAGACAATCAGCCCCGTCTGCTCCCACGGGTCAGGCAGTGCCGAGTAGTACCGCGTGTAGGCGATCCACTCGGTGAGCTCCTGCGAATCCATTCGCAGGGACAACTCCTGAACCGTCATTTTCAAGTGCCCCGCCAAGGCGAACAGGAATCGTCGCCCCGGCGAGACGTTCAGGTTTTTCCCAGTTGCTCGACGTCACCCTCCGTCATGTGGTTGTGCTTCATCGCGGCGTCAAACAGACGCGACATCACTGCGCCGTTCTTGTTTGCCAGCGCCCCGATCTGGTCGCGGGTGAACAGAAGCGTGCCCTTGTCGTCGCACAGCACGCGGGCCAGGTACTCGGTGCGGAAGTTCTCGATGCCCGTGTCGCGCTTGCCGAGCCACATGCGCTCATAGGAGTCGCGTTCGCCCACGCTCATGACGCGGACGTACACTTCGCCGTTCCACTCGGGCACGGGCACTTGAAGGAGCCCTGCGTCGTTCGTTGCCAGAATCTGCTCTGCCGTCAGAATCGCCATGTCTGTGTCTCTCCTATGGATTGGTGGCTGCGCCGACCGTGTCCATTACTCTGAACACGTGGTCAAATCGCACAGCGTCGTTCGCGACGACTGCCACGCGGCGGTCTTGGAAGATGCAGTCTCGAGAGAACAGCACGAGCGAGCCGCCCGCCGTCCCGGCTGGGCTCGTCACGACCAACTGCTTGCGTCGCCCGTACTCGCTCTCAGGCAGCGCCGCCGTCGAGAACCCTGCAATGCGGACGGTGCCGAGCGTGAGCGTCCACGTGCCGTCGCGCTGCAGCGGCAGCCCTCGCTCTTGGTTGATGTCGATTTCACGACACTCCAAAAGCGCCGCACCACCCCAGGTGATTGTGAAGCCCTGCGCCGGAATCGCCATGACGGGCCTCCGTCATGACTAGCGGGCGATGGACACAACCGCCTGGCCCCGGACGGCATCGTTCACCGCGAGCGTCAGCGTCGAACTCTGCACCGTCGCGGCCTTGCCGTTGACGAGCGTCGTGTCACCGGAGGTGATGGTCACAGTGCCCGTGGAGCCGTCAAGGATGAGCGTCTTGCCCAAGTAGTCGAACGTCACCTGTCGACCGCTGCCACCGTCCTCAGCGGGAACCACGAGGGGGCGGTCCAGCCGCGCCGCGAGTTCGCCCGTGGTCTGTCCGAGATGTGCAACGTCAATCTGTGCGTCGTCACCCTCTGCCGGGTTCGTGTTCGACAGGACGATGTTGGTAATCTGGTAGGTGCTGCCGAACAGGTTCAGGACAGTTCCGGCACCATCATGCGGGGTCGATGCAGCCACGGCTCAAATCTCCTGCCAGAGGACGGTGTACGTTTGGGTGACCGAATACACGGGCGGAAGGTCGCCGCCCGCGAGTTGCACAAACCCGTCAGACTCGTTTAGGAGGCTGACGTTTCGCACTGAAATCCAGTTTCCCAAGCCGCCCCCCCAGCCATCCAGAGTCGCCCGGCAGCGGTCGGCCAGTTCTCTTACTGCCTCGTAGGTTTCCGCGTAGATGTCGATTGCCAGCGTGACCGTTGGCATCCCAAGCGGGCCTTGGAGCGTCATTTCCCGCTGCACGGCAGACCGCCGCCAAGTGATGAACGGGATGGCACTTGACGCAGGGGCGATGACCGGGAACACCCGGTCGCCCACGATTGCGGCGACCGCCGGGGAGTTTTTCAACTGGTCGGCCAGGAGCCGTTCAGGGGATTTCATACCAGTGTGCCTGTCGAGGTTCGGGTGATGGCAGACAGGGCATCTTCAAGCGAGATCCGCAGTTCACGCTGGAGGATTTCCGCGACACGCGGTTGCATCTGCTGAAACGCCGTCGTGAGCGGGGGCCGACCGGTAGAGCCGCCAATCGGCATCGGCGGAATGCTAATCGGCGTAGACGATTTCTTGAAGAACGCGCCGGGGTAGGCAGGGTCGGTCTGCACCCGCTGTCCCTGCTGGCCGCGTGGAAGGCGGGGCGTTTTCAGCACCGTAAACTCCTGCAGCTCCGCGTAGCTCGATGCGATGTAGCCGCCCTGCCGCTTCACCTCGTGCGTCGCCACGTCCACCACCTTGCCACTCTTGAGCGTGCGGCGGTGAGCCAGCCTTGTGTAGGGCTTGTCGGCGGGCTTGCTGATTTGGCGAGCCTTCGTGCCCTCCTCCAACCACCACTGGTGAAACGCCCGGTCCGGGCCAACGCGAATCGTGCCGCCGCCGAAGCTCGCACTGCCGCCCTTGCCAGACCGCCGGTATCCCACGATGCCGACCGCGGTGCCGTCTCGCGCGTATTTGACCACCTTTGCATCTACCGCCCTCCGCAGGTTGCCCGTCGGGCCCAGCGGCGTGACCTCCCGAAGCCGGAGCTTCACCGGGTCGATGGCTTTCTCCAGTGCGTTGAACATGATTTCGGCTTTCTCTTCAGGGCGGAACACTCTCCCCAAAGCGTCGCCAAGGTCTCGCAACCCCTCGAACTGCGCACTAATAGAGATGCCGATGGTCGCCATTATTCCACCCGCTCCGTGCACAGAGCCTCGTGCTCGCTGCGGTTGCCGTGCTCGAGGAGTGACGTGATCTCCAGCACCCGCCCACGCCACAGAATCCGCATCGTGCTCTTGAACCCGTCCACATACCGCAGCCGCACGCGGTGACTGATCTCAGTGCGCTGCTGGCCTTGGAGCAAAACCTCGCGACTCGACAGCCCGTCAACGCTCGCCCACCGCTCGGCGAAAGTCGCCCACGACTGCACGACTTCGCCGATGGCGTTGCGAGTCTCGGTCGCCGCCTGAATCGTGATGCGTTCGCGGAGCCTGCCGGGGTCAATCATGAGCCGTACATCACGAGCGTGAATGACGCCGTGCCTGCCGTGTCAAACACGTTGATGCTGAACTGGCTCGTCTCCACCGCCTCGCTCACGGCAATCTGCTCGGCGCGCGAGTAGATCGTCCAATCATTGACGCCACAGCCGCCGATGCCGTCGAGCGCAACCAGCTTCGGGCCGTCAGCGGCGAACGCCACCCGGCTCACGCTGGCAAACGAGACGAGGTTGCCAGCCGAGTCGCGGTAGGTCGTGGGCGACAGCGGAACCGTGATCACCGCCGTCCCGCAGGTGCCGGTGACGATAGCGACCTTCCCGAAGTCATACTCCGTGGCGTGCTGCAGCGAGAGCGTCTTAAGGCTTTGTACCCCGCCGCCAGTAGTTGAGTCGGTGAACTGTACGTCGATGCCGAACCGGCCTTTAATAGCCATTAGCGGTACGCTCCCCACTTCGCGGAATCGAGCAACGCCTTCGCGCCGACGGGAATCTCGGACAGGCTCGCCTGGTCAGCCGCCATGCGTCGCTCATACCAGTAGCCCACGAGCCACAGGATCGCGTTCCT